AACCAATCAATTTAATATTATCTGAATACATTAATCATTATTTTAATAAAAATGATATGACTTGTAAGATTTTATACTGGACTAACATTAATGGTTTTGGTGGTGGTAACTTATTTCATACACATTACAGAGCAGATTGTGATTTATCTGGAGTTTATTACATACAAGGCGAAGGCACAGGATCTATAAAATTTGCTACACATGAACAAATGTATTTTATGGTTTCACCTAATATGCCTCATTCAAAAATGATAGCTCATGAACCAAAAGATGGAGATATATTACTTTTTCCATCTTATCTACTTCATGAAGTTACAGTTAATACAAGCTCTAAAAATAGAATCACAGTAGGTTTTAATATAAAATTAGACTTGCAAGATAGTCCAAAATGAGTATATGATTGATTCACGTATTTCCTTAGCCTAAATGAAAAGGTGGGGCTTTAAACACCTTATTTTCACTTAACAACGAATCGCTAATTTAACTTTAATTTAAGGAGATTTTAGTGGGTAAAGCTGCAAAAAAAGGCAGTCCAGATGCATTAATACAAGCTTTAGAGAAGCTTGTGATGGTTAGTCCGAATAAGAAAACTTATGATGAACTAACAAGTTTAATGTTTCAGTTGTATTGTGGAAATGATTTTGGTTTAGGAAATTTTAGTCTTTCATTCCTTGATAAAGTTGAGGAGTGTTGGCGGTCAGGTAGAAAAAAAGCTGCTTCGGCAAAAGGTTTAAAACTGGTCGTCAAAAATGCCTAGCCACGGTGTATTTCCACATCCATATCTTTTCCCACACCGTGGTTATGGCTATGTCAATAATAGATCCAGATCTAGTTAGAGCATCAATAAAACACTGCAAGGAACTCAAAGGTTTAGAAAGAACTGAATTTATTGAGGAGGCCTTAGTGGATTACAAGTGGACTGCACATATAAAATCTCCAAGAGAGGTACAAAGGCATTTTAGGCATGTATTCACCAAACTTGTTAAAAATTTTGGGCACTAGTATGGCTGCAGAAGTTTTAAGTCCTAAAACATCTTCTGAACAACGATTGTTTCAGGCCATAGTTTTACAGGCATTTGAGGATGCTTTGACCACACAAGGCAGTAAACAGGAATCTTATTTAAAAAAAGATGCTCACGATTGGTTCTTAGATAAGAATAAGGCCTTTGAAGAGGTTTGTTGGTTTGCTGGTTTTGACCCAGATATTATTCATGAAAAATATAAGAAGTTACTTACAGATGGTAAAGTTGTGTTTACTGAATTACAGAAGGAGTGGGTTCGGTATCGAGGTTTATATAGAGATTATAGGGCTGCTGATAATAGTAAGGATAGGAAGGATATTATGATAAAAATTTCAAATGTGAAACTTGGAAAGTAGTCATGGCGGACGTATTGTTTTAACCCACGGGGGATGAAAAAAAGCACAAACACTGTTTAAGGAACAGAATGACTCGAAACCCCCGTGGTGGCTACTATCCAATAAGTGTTCAAGATGTTTCTGATAAAAAACCCCTATGGGAGCTTTCTCACTAAATAGTAACATGGGTTCAATATACAATAATAACGGCCACCGGACAAATGAAAAATATACTATATAGATTATCTAGACACTTGATTAATAAAAAACACCCCTGGGGGTCAAACAGGTGTCCCTGGTGTCCCTAAAGTAATATTATTCAGTAATACCAATGGTTTTAACACGATTTAATGGTGTCCCTCTGGTGTCCCTCTGGTGTCCCTCAGGGACACCACTTGCGGGAACGCAACCGTAGGTTTTTAACACACTTACTTTACGATGAAATAATCTATATAATAAAAATATTATGATGAAAAAAATAATTGAGAGTGGTTTTAAAATAACAGCTTCAAAAGAAGGTCGTAAAATGGCAAAGGAAGCTTTTAGAAAAGTATTCCGAAAGCATAAATCTGAAGTAAAAAGGACAAAGAAAACCAAAGGAGCTGTTCCTACTATACCTTATCAATTAAAAAAAGCAGATATCAAAAAGAAAATTGCAGGCACCAGATTGGTAACTAAAGCTGATATTAAGGCAGTTCCGGGTGCTAGACGAAGAATTATATTAAGGATTGAGAAATCTAAAAAAGAAAGAAAAAGAGGTGGTAAACCACAAATATTTGGTAAGGCTTATGCATCTGATAAACCTGGCAAAGGAATGCAAATACCACTTGTATCTAAAATAGATAGACGTAAGATACAATCTGATATAAGTGAGAGTGTAAGAGCTTTCATGAAAAGAAAAACAGGTTTTAAAAAAGGTGGTGTAAAAAATGGTTATAGTAAGGGCGGGGATGTTGCAGCTCTTAAAACTGTTGCAGGCAAACTCAGAAAAGCATCGAAAGCACATGCAGGCCAAGCAAAAGTCTTAAAAAGAATTGTCTCTAAATATGTTTAGACTGATAGAATTATTTAAAAATCTTTTAAACTTAGATTACAGAGTTAGAAGATTAGAACGTGCAAAATATTGGAAAGAAAAATATCATGGGACTAAAGAAAAAAGCATTAAGAACTGAAGATGATCTTACTCCAAAACAAAAAATGTTTGTGGAGATTTACGTAAAAGATTGGGGATCAATTACACAAGCTGAAGCTTTGAAACGTGCAGGATATGTTTGTAAAAATGAAAATGATTATGGATCTATAGCTTCAAGATTGCTTTCACGTAAGATCAACCCACACGTGGCTAATTATTTTGATAAGAGATTTCAAAAAGAATTAAAAATGTATCAAGGTGACAACTTAAGAAGATTTAAAAGATTAGATAGATTAGCAGATAAAGCTGAGAAGAAAGATCAATATGCAGCTGCCATCAATGCAGAATATAGATCAGGACAATTAGCTGGTGCTTATGTAGATAAGAGAGAAGTTAAAGTAACAGGTCTGGAGGGTATGTCACGTGAAGAACTCGAAAACAAACTCAAAGAGCTTAACAAAAAAATCGATGGCTACAACGCCAAAACGATTGAAGTTGAGCCAGAGCAGTTTGAACAAATTGAAAAAAGTTAATTGGTCTGAGTGGGTAAAAGTTTTTAATCATGTCCATAACTCCACAATGTTTACATCTATTGGAATTATTAGTGTGAGTATTGATGAAGAGAAAGATTAGTATACCGAAAAAAGTGAAGAGCGAAATTGAGAAATATCCTATGGTCTCGGTTGAGTGGTACGATATTGTTTCTGACAGCTCCTGGAGTACATTTGACCAGCTCAGGAAGGCGAAGTTAGCAACTTGTATAACCAAAGGGCATTTGCTTAGCCAAACAAAAGGTGTTACTAGAGTATTTGGTGATTACTCATTTGGTGATGATGGTAAGAGTATTGAGTCAATAGGAAATACTACTGTTATACCTAATTCAGTAATCAAAGATATAAAAAAACTGACTTGATGAAACGTAATATAAACCAAGAAAAATTGTTGTGGCAAAGGGCTAAAAAAGGACTGACTGATTGCTTTCTAACCCGCATAGAAACTAGCACAATTAATGGTGTACCTGATATTCATGGCGTACATAAGAATGGAATATTTTGGATAGAATTAAAATCAGATCAATTCAGTTATCCTAGACTTAATAAATGGCAAATAGTTTGGATAAATAAATATATTAAAGCTGGAGGTAATGTTTTTATCTTCAAAGAGACCCTCTCGAAGAGGTCTCTTAAACTCTACAGACCAGTGTCCGTGTTTACTGATCCTCGTTCACTGGTGCCGTCTCGCTCGTTCTCGTTCCCCTTACAATGGCCACAGGTGCAGCGTGAGCTGGTGGACCTTCTCCGGGAGGCAGCGTGAAGCTCGGTTCTCGTTTACAAAACCTCGTTCCTTGTTCTCGTTTTAATGGCCACCGTAAGGTCCTGCAGCATGGCACCAGCAGCGTACCTCCCAGGAAGTACCTGTGGTACGATGCCGTTTCCCGCCCCTCGTTTTCTTTCCCTCTTTGTTAGTTGACCGGGGGGCAGGTAACGGCAGCCCGTGCTGCTGGATCCCGTTCTCGTTTACAGATACCCAGACCTCGTTTCTCGTTCCAGAGTTAGGGACTGGCACCTGCAGCGAAGCTGTGGGAGCTACCCCCCAGCAGCACAGGTGGTGACAGCTCGTTAAAAAAGCTCTTGACAAATCTCCCATCAGGTCTTATGTAAGCACTGGCCACTCTGGGAGCCCCATGGGCAATAAACCAAAGCTTGCTTGAGTGGCCTTCAACTAACAAAGGAGGATCTCGATGAAGCTTAAGAAACTAATTAAAAAACTTAACAGTGAACATGCGCCACCGGATGGCTGGAGAAAGGACGATGTCGTGGCAGCGAAGGATCCTGGTCCCCGCCCCGGTCAGACCTACGCTTTGACTGGAGGCCCGGGCACACCGTGCATCGCTGCAGGTAACAGCTGGGAAGAAAGCCTGGTGAAGGAGAACGAAGCTTGAGTGTACTGTTAATATATCTAGTAATACTGTTCATATGGCCAACGTTTGCGTTGGCCATAGCAGCAGCTGTAATCCTCGCCCTCGTTGGGGTGCTAGCGTGACTCTCGCTCGTTGTCGTCTCACGGCTGTGGATCCAGGTACAGGTGGTGAGCTGGGGGCTCCCCCCGTGCAGCGAAGCGTTCACTTCTGAAATGCCTTTCTACTTTAGAATGATTCTAAAAGATAGTTGTTGCATTGATTGGTGGGATTTGATAAGAGGCAGAGGCGACTATCTTTTTTGGAAGTTTTAGATAGCACCTAAAGAAAAACTTTCAAACCATTAACTAACAAAGGGAAAAGATATGGGACTAGATCAACACGCACATCTTCGAGGTCATAAGGTAGATTGGGAAAAGTACTATTCTGATAACGAAGAAGAAAGTAAGAAAGAACACGAACAAGTCTTTGTATGGCGAAAGCACGCAAGACTTCAGCAGTTTATGTCGGCTATGTGGGATAAACAGAACGCACACCACAAGCACGAGGGACATCTTGCTCATCTAGGTTTTAACGCTGACCAAGATGCGCCTGTATATATAACTGAAGAAGTTGCCAAAGAGTTAGCCGAACAAATACAAGAGGGCTATAAGGACTATGTCGCTGAAGATGGTTTTTTTTGGGGTCAACAATTCCAAGAAGAATCGGTTAAGGAGTACAAAGAGCAGGACATTAAATTTTTAAAGTTCTGCGAGCAGGCAATCAACGACAAGAAAGTCGTAGAATATTGGTGTAGTTGGTGATGAAGTTTAAAATTAAAAACGAGGCGACAGATGTCGCCTCGTCTCGGTCTCGGCAGAAAGATGAAAAGGGTAGAGATGCACAGACTGGGCAGGAGGCACAGGACGAATTTTGTGGAATGATTGATAAATTATTTAAGGAGATAGATGCACAACTAGAGGTTGAACCAAAAGGAGTAAGAATTACACCAAAGACAATTATTGGTATGATTAATAAAAGAGATAAAAAAAAGTTAAATTAGTTGTTGCAATAGTTATGGGATTTGATAAGACATCATTGCAATCATAAGATTGTAAACTTAACAAAGAGGTCAATATGACAAAAGCAATAAAGAGAGTTAAGCAAGAAGAAAAAAAAGTTATTCTTGCCTATGCTCAATTAAAGCTAAAAGCAAATAGACTATCTAAAGAGTTAGACACAATGAAACAAAATGTTGTTGATGTGTTTGATAGGTCTAATCAAAACTTAATTATTGTTCAAGATGAACACGGCAATAATTATGGACTACAAAAAATAAATCGAAAGCGAAAGAAATTTGAAACGGCAAATTTCAAAATGCAACATAATGATTTATTTAATAAATTTTGTACTGAGATTGAATATCAAGAGTACAAAGCTATTGGGAGTGATGCAGATGCCCAATAATAGTCTAATCAACATTGCACAAGTATTAGCTGAAAGAGTTGGCGAGAAATCGCCAACCCAACTATCTGATATGCTTATTAATAATGGTAGTAAGAAACAACTCAACTATGAGATTATGTTTCAATTATTAATGGGTGAGTGTGAGAAACACATATTAGAGAACAATGGTAATAGAGTTGTTGATGAGTTTAAGAACAACATATTACAAAAGTTTAGTACACTAGTTCAGCAATTAAACCCAACACAAGAGTAATCATATAGAACAACCAATGGCGGTTAACACCGCCATTGGTCTATGAAGGCTCACAATCTAAAACAACCTATATTCTAAAAAACTTGACAACCGCCCACGCAGGTAGAAGTGCATTAACAGCAAGCGAGCGTTTACAAAGCAATATAAATAAATATACTAGGGTCCCAAACGGTATGAATATAGAAAATCTAACAACAGAAGAAATAAAAGATATTATTCTGCAAAAGCAATTACAGTGGATCAAGTTATGCCAAGATAATTTTATAATTTTTGCTGAAACTGTTTGGCAAGATTTTATCTATCGCAAAACAAAGGACCCAAAGAAATATGGGCACCATCAAATAATTGGTGAAGCTTTCCAAGATATTGCTGATGGTGATGCAAAGAGGCTCATCATTAATATGCCTCCTAGGCATACCAAATCTGAATTTGCATCTTATTTATTTCCTGCTTGGTTTATTGGAAAGTATCCAAAGAAAAAAATAATGCAGGTATCACACAATGCTGAACTTGCATCAAGGTTCGGTAGCAAGGTTCGTAACTTAATGAACACAGCTGAATACAAACAAATTTTTGGTAATGTGACTTTGAGAGAAGACTCTAAAGCAAAAGGTCGTTGGGAAACAAATCATGGTGGTGAGTATTTTGCTGCTGGTGTTGGAGGTTCCATTACAGGTCGTGGTGCAGATTTATTAATTATCGATGACCCACATACAGAACAAGACTCAATGTCAGATTCTGCTATGGACAGAGCTTACGAGTGGTATAGTTCAGGACCCAGACAGCGTTTGCAACCTGGTGGTCGTATCCTTGTTGTTATGACTCGGTGGGCGGTGGATGATCTTACTGGAAGGCTCATCAAGGCACAATCAGAACCAAAAGCTGATAAGTGGGAAGTAATTGAGTTTCCTGCAATAATGCCAAATGATAAACCTGTGTGGCCTGAGTATTGGTCAAAAGAAGATTTAGACTCTGTTAAAGCATCTATATCTACCAAGAATTGGAATGCACAATACATGCAGGACCCAACTTCAGAAGAGGGAGCTATAATTAAACGTGAATGGTGGCAACCTTACAATGAGGAACAACTTCCAAAACTACTACACGTAATACAAAGTTATGATACTGCATTTTCAAAAAAAGAATCAGCGGACTATTCAGCAATCACTACTTGGGGTATTTTTGAACCTGTTGAGGGTTATGAGAAATGCATAATACTTTTAGATGCCCACAAAGGAAGATATGACTTTCCAGATTTAAAAAATGTTGCTTTAGAGCAATATCATTACTGGGAACCAGAAACCGTAATTATTGAGGCTAAAGCCTCAGGACAGCCATTAATACATGAATTAAGGCGTGCAGGCATACCTGTAATTGATTATGTTCCAGCGAGAGGCAGAGATAAATATACCCGTATAAATAGCTGTGCTCCTGTGTTTGAATCTGGTATGGTGTATGCACCGACAGATGAACACTTTGCACAAGAGGTTATTGAAGAATGTGCAGCATTTCCTAATGGTCAGTATGATGACTATGTAGACAGCATGACCCAAGCTGTGTTAAGATATCGGCAAGGTGGATTTGTAAGTACCTACTCTGATGATTGGGATGACCCACCAATAAAATTAGAAAAGGAATATAAATATTATTAGGAGATATTATGCCAGTAAGAATGATAGGATCCAATCAGCGAAAAAGGTTAGGACAACAAGCAAGAGAAGTAAGAGTAGCAGCAGAAGGAAAAGAACGACAGGGACCTAGATCTAAACAAGATACAGCAAAAAAAACTAGAGAGCAAATACCCGCACAAGAGCCAATGAATCCAACACAGAGAAGAAATGAAATGGCAGCTAGAAAAAGAGAATTTAGAATTAAATTAAGAGAATATGGTTTGTTAACAGGTGGCCAAGTAAAATTAGATAAAAATAAAAATAATAAAATTGATGCAGAAGATTTTGCAATTCTAAGAAGACAAAAAGCAAAACCTATGAAAGCAGCTCTTGGTGCAATAGCATTAGGAGTTGGTGCTGCTAAAATGTTAAAAGGTAAGAAAAAAAGTTCTAAGATGAGAGACATGGCAGGCATAGGTGCTAAAACAGCTGCTGAACTTTATAAGAAAAAAATGCAAGGAATGAACAAAGGAGATTTTGTAAAAAGAAGAAAAATGTTAGCTGGTAAATCAGATGGTGATACATCTTTTGATGCTAAAAAAAGAGCACAAGATATGGGTATTATCGATAAGAAAACTGGTGCAGGTAGAAAAAGATTTATGGAAGCGGCTAAGTCTGTTAAGTTAGGTAAAAGACTTTTAATTCCAGTTGCACTTGGTATCACTGCAGTTCAAGCTTTGAAATCAAAAATGAAAAAGAATAAGGAAGAACCTAAGAAAAAAATGGGTGGTGGCATGATAAAAGCTTCAACAGGTGCTGCTTTAGGAGCAATCAGTGCAGGAGCAGGAGCAATAGGTGCTGCAGCTTTAAGAGCAAACAAAAGAATAGCAGATAAAAAGGCAGCAACAAAAAGAGATAAATCAAAAGTAAAAAAAATGGGTGGTGGCTTAGCTGCTGCTACAGAGAGATTAAAAGCCCAAGGTAAAATGGGTGGCGGTATGATGACAAGATCCATGGGTTATGTGGCTGGTGGTATGACACCAAGATACAAAGCAGGTAAATCCGTCATGGCAAAAGGTTGTAAGCTAGGAAGAAAAAAACCTACAAAAATGTACTAGGAGGGACTATGTCCCTAAAGGGTCTATTAAGGTTCGGTAAAAAATTACTTAAAGGTAAAAAAGAATCAGCGACACCGACCACCGGACAACAACAAAAACTACTAACATACGAAGGTCAAGGATCACAGGCTACTGGACAAGAATTAGCCAAACAAGAATTAAGAGATCCACCAATAGTTCTCAAAAAAACACAAGCACTGCAGATGGGGGACGACACTGCTCCTGCATTTGGATCTTCAACTTATGATTGGGTCATGAAAAAAGGAAGAGGGAGATACTCTGCTGATGAATGGGTAGATCATTTAACATCAACTCGTAAAGAAAGTTTTAAAGTTTTTGGAAAACCCTCAACTAGAACAATAAGAGCGGAGAAAAGATTCAAATATGATTCTGGGCCATTTGTTGGTAAAGAAATAAATATATCAAAAGAAGAGTTGTTTGACACTAATTTAGCTTCATTCAATGAAGCAGGAGAACTAACAGGTGGTATTTTAGCTGCAGCCAAAAAGTTTGGAATTAAATTTGATGCAAATGAAATAGGGGCATTTATAAAATTAAATCCTCTCAACAGGGTTAGACCGATAGAATTAGGCGCACCAAAAGGAGTAATAGAAAAATTTAATAGCACACTTCAAACATCAGCTGATCAATTAAAAAATATTAGAAGAAATTATTCACAATCTGTAATTCAAGGTTCAGAGGGAGTTGTAGATTCGATTGATGAAATTATTTACAAACTTGGAGGTTTAAGACAAGACCCAACTAAGGGAGCTGTAAAATCACTTGCTGAAGAAGTAGAAATGTTAAAAAAAAGTTTAAGGTTAAGACCTGAAGATAAAAAAGTTCTTAACAAAATTCTAGGCGAAATTGATGAGTCTTTTGCACCACTCAGAACAAACAAAACTTTTTACAGGAATGAAAACAATTATACTTTACAGGGTGGAAAAGATTATAGAGAAGTAATTATGGGGCTAGACGATGCAATTGTATCTAATCAACAACCATTCAACAGAGGCGGACACTTTAATGAAGTTTTGCCTAAAGAATTTAACAACCTATACCACATTAGATATGACACAAGATTTACACCAGATGGTAAAAAAGTATTCATGATAAATGAAATACAATCTGATGTTAATCAAAGAGTTGCAAAACAATTTACGAAAGCTCAACAACTTGATGGTGTAAACAGAGTGAACCCTTTTCAAAAAGATATTGAAATGAATGTATTGATAGGTGAAAGAGCTAAATTAGCATCTGAAGTTACAGATGCAATAAGAAGAGGAGATAATTTTACTGCCTCAACTTTGTCTAATCAATTAGCTAAAGTAACAAGGGACATGAAAGGCATCACTAAAGGAAAGGTAGATTACTTTCCAATGGTAGAGGCAGATCAATATGGAGACCATGCAATAAAATATTTAATGCAAAAAGCAGCAAGAGAAAATGTTGATTATGTTGCCGTTGCCCCGTTTGACAAATTAAGTTTTCGTCAAGGCTATAAAAAAGGTAACGAAAGATTTTATGGATATGCTTCTGGTAAAGGTATCAATAAAAGTGGTAACGCTGTATTACCAAGTCTTATGAAGAGAGCTGCAAGATTATATGGTTCTCAAGCAGGCCCCATAAAAATGTCATTATCAGATCCAAAATTACCGTACAAAATATTAGAGACAAATAAATTTACATATCCTAAAGACCACAAATTATCTGGTAAAACTATTAAAAGTATATTTCACTCTGATGCAGTTAAGGACCCAAAGAAGGGTTATAAATTAGTTCTTCCTGACAATCCTAACTTGTATTTTGATGGTTTTGCCATTAAAGTAAACCAATTGATGAGAGGCACTCAAAAAACCTATAAGAGATCTGGTGGACTTGTGGTGGATATCTTTAAACCTATGAGGTACAATAGAACATGGCTGTAGAAAAGAATAATGAAATAATTGCTGAAGAAGCGCAAGTTGATCAAACTGAAGAACAACCTGACGGTTTACCAACTGAGGTTGTAGTTGAAGGTGAGGAGGAAGCTCCAGAAAGACCACAAGATGACTTCAATGCAAATTTAGCAGAAAATATGGATGAGAGAACATTGAGCACAATGTCCTCAGAACTAATAGAAGAATATAAAAAAGATAGAGTTTCTAGAAAAGATTGGGAAGACGCTTACATCAAAGGTCTTGATTTATTAGGCACTAAATATATTAACGTGACTAGACCATTTAAGGGTGCATCAAATGTAACTCACCCTATGTTGTCCGAAGCAACAACACAATTTCAAGCACAAGCTTACAAAGAATTAGTTCCATCTGATGGACCAGTTAGAACACAAACAATTGGATTAAAAACTCCTGCAATAGAGCAACAAGCTGAGCGTGTAAAAGAATACATGAATTATCTATTAATGGAGGAGATGGAGGAATTTACAACAGACATGGATCAAATGTTATTTTACTTACCACTGTCTGGTTCAACATTTAAAAAAATATATTACGATGAATTATTAGGTAGACCAGTTTCTAAATTTATCCCTGCTGAAGATATTGTAGTCCCATATTATGCATCTGATTTAAAAGATTGTGAGAGAATAACTCATGTTTTTAAAATGACAAAGAATGAGGTTATAAAAAAACAAGCAGCTGGTTTTTATAGAGATATAGAATTAACCGAAGGCACACCAGAACAAACACAATTGTCAAAAAAAATTAGTGAGCTTGAAGGTGTAAAAGGCACAGGTGGAGATTATTTACATACAATTTTAGAAATGCATGTTGATTTAAATTTAGATGATTATGAAAAGTTTGATGACAAAGCAAAAAAAATAAAAATTCCTTACGTTGTAACTATTGATGAAGGCTCAGGCGAGATTCTATCTATTTATAGAAACTATAAACCTGACGATATTAATTATACGAGAATAGAATTTTTTGTTCATTACAAATTCTTACCTGGTCTTGGCTTTTATGGATTTGGTTTAACACATATGATTGGTGGTTTATCAACTGCAGCCACACAAGCTTTAAGACAATTGATAGATGCAGGAACTCTTAAAAATTTACCAGCAGGATTCAAGTCTAGAGGTATTAGAGTGAGAGATGATGACCAACCAATACAGCCAGGCGAGTTTAGAGATGTTGATGCACCAGGCGGAAACATAAGAGATCAGTTTTTCAACTTACCATTTACAGAACCATCAGTAACTTTATACAATCTTTTAGGGTTTGTAGTACAAGCAGGACAGAAATTTGCTGCAATTACAGATTCAAATATAGGAAATGATGCACAAAACAGGGCAGTTGGAACTACTGTTGCACTAATGGAGCGTGGTTCACGTGTCATGAGTGGTGTTCACAAACGTTGTTACTATGCAATGAGGTTAGAATTTAAAATTTTATCAAGAATTTGTTCACAATTTTTACCACCTGAGTATCCATACGATGTTTATGGTGGTCCAAGACAAATAAAAGCTTCAGATTTTGACGGGAGAGTCGATGTTTTACCTGTTGCAGATCCAAATATTATGTCTATGACTCAAAGAGTGACTCTTGCACAAACACAATTGCAAATTGCAAGCTCAAATCCACAAATTCACAACATACATGAAGCTTACAGAAGAGTTTATGAAGCATTAGGTACTAAACAAATAGAAACTTTACTTAAACCTGCACCAAAACAACCAGAACCAATGGATCCTGCAAAAGAAAATGCACGTGCATTGCAAATGAGATTGCTTACAGCGTTTGAATTTCAAGATCATGACGCTCATATCTCAGCTCACATGGCATTTATGGCGACAAGAATGGTTCAGATTAATCCACAAGTGTATGCATTACTGCAATCACACATTTCTGACCATATTTCTTTCAAGGCAAGAGCAGAAGTTAACGGTTTAATGGCACAAGACCCACAAATGGTTGAAATGCAACAAGCAGATCCAGAACAATTTCAAATTATGTACGACTCTGAGGTTGCAAAGAGAACTGCACAGATAACATCTGAGTTAGCACAAACAGAAATGCAGGCTAATGCAGCTAAACAAGACCCATTAGTAAGAATTAAACAACAAGAAGTTGATTTAAGAGCAATGGATATGCAAAGAAAAGCTGAGGAGACACAATTTAAACAAGCACAAGAGAATAAGAGAGCAGCAGACAGATTAGAATTCGATTATGACAGATTAGCGACTCAAGATCAGCAATCTGATGAGAGATTAGAGGTAGCTAGGGAAAAATTAGATGCAAAAAAATAAAAAAGGACAAAGCGGTGGTGTAAAATCAGGGCCACCTCCAAAATCAGGACCTAATCCACAGGGTTTGAAAATGGGAGGATGCCCGCATCGAGAACCAGGAGCTAAATCTGATATCCAAGGAATTAAAAACATACAAGTTACCGGAAAAAAGTTCATCGGTATACGATAATCTCTCAAATAACAAAAAATTGTTGTTTTTAGCAGGAGTTTTTGACGGAGAAGGTAGTTTTGGCATTTGGTCAAAATGGAAAACAAAAAAATATTTTGCTTGTTCTGTTGAAATGACTGATAAAGACATGGTAAAGCGGTTTCATGACTTTTTTGGTGGTGCTTTTTACCTTTGTAAAAGAAGAAAACTACATCATAAAGATACCTGGAGATGGCGTATCAATGGTAAGGGGGCTTTAAATACAATCGATAAAATGATAGATTATTTAAGTATAAGACGTAAGGAGAAATTTAAAAATGTGGTTCAGTGCCTTAAAATTAGCAATTAATGCTGGAAGTAAAATTTACGCAAATAAACAAAAAACAAAAATGGCTATGTCTGATGCACAACTAATGCATGCTGAGCGTATGGCAAAAGGAGAGGAAGCTTACCAAGGTAAACTTTTAGAGGCTAGACAATCAGACTGGAAAGACGAAGCCGTTCTTATAATTCTTAGTTTGCCCGTGCTTGTGCTCGCTTGGGCAGTCATATCAGATGACCCGTCTGCTATGGATAAAGTGAAACTGTTCTTCGAGATGTTTTCGCAACTCCCTTCATGGTTCACAAACCTGTGGATCTTGGTTGTTGCATCGATTTATGGTATAAAGGGTACACAAATATTCCGTAATGGAGGAAAAAAATAATGACTAAACTATGTCCTAGAGGAAAAGCGGCAGCGAAGCGTAAATTTAAAGTTTACCCGTCTGCCTACGCCTAACGCCTACGCAAGTAAAATTTGTGCAGGAAAAATTAAAGATCCATCTGGTGTAAAGAGAAAAGATTTTAGAGGACCTAAACCTGCTGGAAAAGCAATCGGTGGTTTAGCCGCTCCTAAAGCTGTCAGTCAAGCTAGAAGATTTGCAAGAAAAATGATTAATGAATCTAAGGCTAAAAAAAGAGATGAAGCTAAGGTCAAAGGTAAAATGATTGGTGGCATGGCCATTGCTAAAAGAATGAGAGATGAAAAAATGCCAGCTGGTGGAGCAGCAATGATGATGAGAAAAAAACTTATGGGTTTAAGAGCTGCATCTGGTGGAGTTGCAAAAACTGCAGGAGCACAATCAGCCATAGGAAGATTAGAGAAAGCTAAAATGATGAGTGGAGGCTTTGGCATATTCTCAAAAAGCAAAGCTAAAAATAAAGAAGCTAAAAAAGAATCTAATGAGTCTAAGAAGAAAAAAAGATTAAAAGAATTAAAAGGAGAAATCGACAAATTAAGACAAGGTGGAATGGGTAAAAAAAGAGTGGTCGCCATATTTGTAGGAAAAGCAAAGGATTACCCAGGTGCAAAAAAAGTTAGAGAAATGAATAAAAAAGGCAAAAAGAAATTCTCTGTCGGTGGTATGGTAGACTATTACAAAGATTTAGTTTAATGCAAAAAAATATCCAGTACATGAAAGAGGGAGGCCTCAAAAAATGGTTCTCTCAAAAATGGGTAGATATTGGATCAAAGAAAAAAGGCGGAGGTTTTAGAGAATGTGGAAGAAAATCTGCAAGTGGATCAAAAAGAAAGTACCCCAAATGCGTGCCTGCTGCAAAAGCCGCCCGTATGACAGAATCGCAAAGGCGTTCTGCTGTTGCAAGAAAGAGAAGTAAACCACAAGGTGTAGGTGGTAAACCTACCAATGTAAAAACATTTGCATAAACTATAAAAATACCTATAGTCATCACATGCGTGATGTAATCTTAAAAGCCCTAGAAGATAAATATAATGCTGTTATTTCAGAGGCAGAAGCAAATCTTAAAATATATTTAGAAAAACCTGCAGGAGTTGCGGAACATCCTGATGTCGTAGTAGAGGCTGATAAACTTATTGCTAAAATTGCAGAAGCAGAGGATAAGTTAGATATATTAAAAGAATTTCAATGATTGAAGGCGACAGTATAGAGTACGACCTGATTGAAAAAATTTGTGCACTCATAATGAGCGAAAATCCTTTTACTTGTGAAATAGGAGTAAGATTAGGTAAGGGCTCATTAACAATTTTAGAATCTCTTAAACATAAAAATCATTGGCACATAGGTATTGATCCTTATGGTGATATTAATTACGATCATTTTGATAAAGACTCTAAAATAGAACACACAAGTGGCATATCACCAACTTATCCTAATTCAATGAAAACCACTTTGCTACAAAATTTACACTTTGATAATTTTACTTTATTTCAAATGACTGATGATGATTTTATGTCTAGATTTCATGATGGTGTGCCTATTTATAAAAACGAAAGACAAGTTAGAAATGATTATGATTTAGTATTTCTTGATGGACCGCATAGAACAATAGATGTTCTAAAAGAATTAATATTTTTTGGACAAAGATTAAATAAAAAAGGTTTTATAGTTTTAGACGATTATGAGTCTTTTAAATCCCCAATGTGTATTCAAGTTGCAGAACTAATGAATATAAAACCTATGCATGTAGGTGCTAATAAAATAGTTTTAAGGAAATATTAATGGATATAGATTCAATTTCGTGGTTTCAGAACATCATCAAAAAAAGACTTCAAAGGTATAAAGAAGCCGCTATATATAGTGTTGACACTATGGATCAACTACAATATGTTAGAGGGCAAATCAAATCTTTAGAAGATTTGCAACAGGAACTAAAAGACCTGCTGAACAAACAGGAGTTAGAAGATGACAATGTCCACGGTAAAACCGAAACGGACTGATAAAAGACTTGAAGACTCGTATAAACCCGAGGAAGAAGTAAAAACAGTCCTTGATCCCAAAGCAATAGACGAAAAACTATTAGATAGATTACCAACACCGACAGGTTACAGATTATTGGTGTTACCATATGCTGGTCCTAAAAAAACAAAAGGTGGTATAATTTTATCTGATCAAACTGCAGAAACAATACAGATGACAACCGTCTGTGGCCTAGTTCTCAAAATGGGTAATCTTTGTTACAGAGACAAAGATAAATTTCCGTTAGGACCTTGGTGTAAACTACACGAATGGATAATATTCAGTAGGTACGCTGGTTCAAGATTCAAAATAGAAGGTGGAGAAGTTAGAGTGTTGAATGACGATGAAGTTATTTCAACAATAAAAAATCCACGTGATATTTTGCACCATTACTAAGGAGGATAAATGGCTGAAGAAAATAAATCTCCCGAAGTGGAGTTAGACACCGATGGTGTCAATGAAGAAAATGTCGATATTGAAAGTCCAAAAGAGCCTGATGAATCTTTTGCACAAAAAGAAAATGTCGATTTAGGTTATACTGATGTTACACAAAGTGGTAAATCAGCAAAAGAACTTTTACAGGAAACCAAAGAAGAACCTGAAAAACCTGAGGCTACTAAAGTAGAACAAAAGGTTGAAGAAGAAAAAGGTGATCTTGAAGAATACTCTGAAAAAGTTCAAAAGCGAATAAAAAAACTTACCTTTCAAATAAGAGAAGCTGAACGAAGAGAAAAAGCAGCTTTAGAGTATGCAAAAGGCATTAAAGATAAATTTGATACTGTTGATAAGAAACTTGATGAGACAGATACAAATTATCTGAAAGAATACGATGCTAGAATAGATTCTGAAAGGGATAAAGCTAAAAATAATTTGAAACTAGCTCTTGAATCACAAGATGCTGAGCAAATTATGGAGGCTAATGATCAGTTAACTAAATTAGCTGTTGAAAAAGAAAAAGTTTCAATGTCTCTAGGCGAAAAAGAGGCAAGGAAAAAAGAAGCTGAGTCACAACCTAGTCAACCCGAGGAAGTACCTCAAGCACCAATTAGTCCAAAAGCACAGAAATGGGCTGAAGACAATGATTGGTTTGGTACGGACAGAGTGCTTACCGGTGCTGCGATGAGCATACATGAGGAGCTTGTACAGCAGGGAATTGACGGGAATACTGATGAGTACTATAATCAAATAAACAAACGTATGAAGGAATATTTCCCTCAGAAGTTTGCCGAATCTTCGACTGAAGAACCAACAAAAGCTGCACCCGTCCAAAACGTGGCTTCTG